CTCATTAATAGACATCACCTCGATGCTGGATAACACTAATGCAACTATCTTTGTCAACATAAATGGTACACTGAAAAAAGTAAGCATGATGTCATTTAGTATGAATCTATCTATTAAAAAGAACATTATCACAGTTACCTCATACAGTGCTAACTTGCTGATTATAGATGAGAGCTTTCTGCTAGTTATTTTCTCCCCTAATTTCTTAGCTTTCCAAATACCTGTGATAGTATCAATACATATTAATACTCCTATCATTAACAGGATGCCACTTATTGGTAAAAAGAATGCAAAGCATATAGATATAAGTGTCAAAAGTTGTGATTGTATTGATAATGTTAGTAGTGTTAATTGTGCTTTCATTCCCTTCCCTCTATTTGTAATGCTAGAATAAAAGTAAGATATCCTATTATACTACCTCCCATTAGCTTAAGATATATAGCAGGCTCAAATAGTAATGATATGCCTGTTAAGTATCCTAAACTGAATACTATTATAGATAAGACTCCTGAGTGCTTCATATTATTAAGATTGAATTATTGTAACCATTGTTACCTGCACCTCCACATAGACCATTACATTCTAGTAAGCCATTAGATAAACAGCTACATCCATCAATCATTGGTCTAAGGTCAGTATCTCGGTTAGTTGTACCTGTGAATATTGGATACAAAGCTCTATTTTTAAGTAGGTATCTGATTAATCTTTGCTCAAAGAACGCAGCCTTTTGTGCATAGTGTTCCATGCTGAATGCTATTGTACCTCTATCTACAGATGAGCTGTTATCTCCGAACTGAGTCTGTAGACCTTTGTTCTTTAGCTGTAATGATAGACCAAATACAGCATCTTCTGCTGCTCTCCATGCTATAATAGGCTGTATAAATGTAACTAGCACCTCCTCATCAGGATTTAATGTCTGAGCATTGTACTTAGTTAGCAAGTCATTATAGAATGTAGTACCTAAGATAGGCATGATTCTAAGTTGAGCTTGAGTAGCTAAGTAAGGAGTAACATTATTTACATCTACATTAGCTGTGATGGGTGTGTTATTCTTTAGATATGTTTCTGTTATAAAGTATAGCATCAGATTGTTGGTGTTTGTGCGATTTGTGTTTTGCTTTTATCCCCTCCAGGTACAGGAGGTAGTGATGCTAAGGCTCTAATCTCATTTTCAGTCATAGTCTCAAGTACTTTAGTAGCTACCAAAGGTGATAGACTATTAAGTGCATCATTAGTCTTAGAGGTATCTCCCTCAAGCTCTACAATTGCCTCGTTAATTATCTGATAGTTATTGATTGTGAAATCTGCATCTATCTTAGCAATAAATAAAAGCTCATTAAAGATGTCAGATACCATATCTCTCAATGGCATTACTACATTTTTCTCGAATATTATGTAAGCCTGCTTAATATCTGAGCCATTACCTAATGATCCTGTAGTACGGATTCCCATAAGTATAGGATCAATAGTGTGAGAGAAACATATCTGCTCAGTGTTAAGCTGTGATGCCTCTTGAAATAGACCATCATTATTATTATTTGGTAACGCCTCAATCTTAGGCATTTGCTCTGCATTATTTGAAAAAAAAGCTACAGCTTTCCCAGCATTTGCCGCTCCTTTAAGCCTGTCGAGGGTATTTCGTATCATGTTTTTCTCCTCCTCAGACTGAGGTTTTTTAGGAAACATCATAGCAAAGGATGGAAAGATTGAGTTTTGTATATTACTTTTAGCAAAATATGAAAGCTCACCTGATAGGAATGCAAAGTTTAGAGCTGAGGTGTACTGAGGTAATGGATAGAAATCTTGCCCAATACATTCTACCTCATATACAAATAGTTGCTCGTAATCTCTAGAGGTAGGAGTATATCTCCTTATCTCCTGTACTCCAATCCTACTAGACCAATCATCACAGATATAGTATCTTTTTCTATCTAAGTTTATTCTAAGTTTCTCAGGTGATAGATTGACTATCTTTGTGAGCTTCATCTTATCATCAAAACATAGCTTGAAATATACTCTATTGTGCAGTATTAGTTGCTGAGTTACTGCAGGTACTACCTTTTTAATGTTTAATTTTCTCTCAAGTGTGTATAGCTCTAGCTTATCTTGAGGAGTAAGTCTATCAGCTACTATATTAAATCCACCACCTACAGCTGCATTCACTTTATACCCCACTATTGAGCCATGTAATGGTGATGAGTAGAATATCTGATTGAGTAGTTCAGGGAATAGGTTATCCTGCCCAAATGGAATATATCCATTAGTCTGATTCCTACCATTAACATATGGTAGTGTTAAGTTAGCACCTCCCACCTTTAGGAATGGAGTAGAGAATGATTGATATCCCTCTACTATTTCATGCTTTACTGTTTTAAAAAAGTCTTTTAATGCCATAATTACTCATAAATTGATTGTACTATTGGTCCACTTACTACCATCCTGCCCTCTTCAATCACAACTCCTGTAGAGTTAGCAATAGTTGGAGGTGTGATATGTGACTCATAGATGCTATATGTATACTGTCCTTTGATTAGTTCCAAATCTACAGGCTCATCCAATAAAAACTGATTGAATCTTTCAGGATAAGCTGAGCTATCAGGAGTGTAGAATGTAATAGGTGCAGAAAGTTTGTCCATTTCATTCTGAAAGACAAACAAATAATAAGGATTCGGCAGTGTACTTACCTCTGTTAGGGTAAGGATAATCTGATTGACCTCATCTTTTTTAATGTATATCATATAACTATATTATACTAAGGTCAAAAAATGTTTAAAAAAAAAGCTCTACAATATGCAGAGCTTTAATTATTAGGGTGTTAAGTATTATACAGCGGGAAATGCAGGTGATACTACTAGAGTAGAATCTATTTCATAACACAGGTGGTCTGACTCCGCTAAAAGAGTAACACTGTATTTAGAACCATCAGCTCTCGCTGTACCTGATCCCTCACCTGTAGCAGTAAGTTGTAGATTTTCAAAGTACCAATACTTACCATTTGCATCTTTAACAACAGCAGCTAAATATTGCTGACCTGCTCCTAGTACATGGATAGCTTCTGACTTCTCTTTATCTCTACGGTTAAACATTAGAGTGATAGTCTGAGTTACAAATGTAGATCCGTTAATTAGGTCTACTGCAGTATCTTCTGTATAGTTACCTGTATTTCTATTGATTTCAAATGTAGCAAATGGGGTAGATGTAATAGCACTAACTATCCAACTTCCTGCTGCTACTGTTGTAGCGGTAACTCCCTCTTGCTGATTAATCCATACTTGTCTTATACCTCCTGTATTATTATCACAGGATTTTGCGATGTTTTGTAATGCTTCACAGCTCATTTTATATATTTTAAGTAAAGGGAGCTTTCACTCCCTTAGATTTATAAATTAGTTAATTAAGATGCAGAGTTGTAGAATACAATCTCATTACCATTAACGTGAGTAAATCCTACTTTCATGTTAGCACGAGTTCTGATTACAGGCTCAGCTACAGTGTCAGCTAAATTGATAGCTCGTAATGCTTTACCATCACCTTCAGCATCAAAAGCATAGATAAAATTACCTCTAGGTGAAGCAACGATAGTAGACTTACTAAGCATTCCAGGACACAATACCATCTTAATTCCTAAGTAAGTAAAGTCTAATGCTTGAGTCAAGTTAGCTTGAGTGTTAGATGCAGCAACAGCAGCACGATAAGCAGTAGCTACAGGAGAAGATACATAGATTCTTAACTCTTCTTGATTAGCAATTACAGCAGGAGGGATAGCAGCATAAACTGTAGCCAATGTAGAAAGTACATTTCCTGCATTAACAGCTGGAGGTGTAGCTCCACCTACTTCAATTACATTAGCAGCATCAGCTACTAGTGACTTCTTATATCCATCACATAAAGCAAGTGCAGGAGTTCCTGATGTAGTATCACCTGACCAACGTAACTTCTCAATGTTCTCAGCAATAGTCTTAGACATCTCATTCCAATAAAAATCCATGAAAGATGCTACAGAGAAATCTCCGTTAGATCCTTTAGTCATTTGTAATGATACAAAAGACTGCTCTAATTGGAACTGACAAATCTCTGCCATTGCTGATAATCCACATACATCAATCTCTACAGATGCAAGCTCATCAGTTGAAGCGTTCCATCCGCAGTTCTCTGCTTGTAAAACTTGTCCAAAGACAACATTAGAAATCTTAGTCTTAAATTTAACACCTGGTAGTGTACGATAGTTGTCAACTACTTCCTCATTCAAATAAGCTCGGCTATAGAATGCTTCGCTGTTAGCTTGTAATAATGCAGATGCATCAATGTCCAAGTCAAATTTTAATTTTCTACTCATTTTTTTGTTTTTTATTTAGTTATTATTGTTTAAAAATTTACTTACCATACTGAACTTATCATGCTGTGATAATTTAGTAGCTTCTACTTCCACTACTTCCTCACCTTCAGACATCACCTCTTCCATATGATTTCTTAAATCAGCTATCATTGCTATAATAGCATTGATTTGCTCATCAATTACAGGTTGAACTATAGCTAGTATAGCTTCAGCATCAGCAGCAGGATCAATAGCCATCTCTTCTGTGGCAGGTGTCTCCTCTATTACTTCTTCTTCTACTACTGTCTCTAGTGCAATCTCTTCTGTCATTGCTTCTTCTTCAACAACAGGTGCATCTTTAATCTCGATAATCTCACCGTCTACTACGACATAGATTTTACCATCAATTAGATGTTCTCCATCAGGTAATTTATTCATACTATATTTATTATTTAATTGATTACTTAGTTTTAAGCCTAAGAATCCCTCAATAGAGAAACCTATCTGCTCATTCTTTACTAGCTCATTATAGTAATCTTTATCAGTTACCTGAGCTGTTACCATTAATGTGCCTTTAGGTACTTCAATACCATAGCTAGAGTAGGCTTTATCTTTCTTAGGATCTTCTACTATCCATGCCTCAAGTACATAAGCAGGCACTGTCTTATCAGTATCATGCTCTAGGTTAAATACATTCCTATTAGATAGGTCTTGCATGAATTTAGAATGAATCTGCTCAATAGTCTCAGCTGTAAATTGTACATAGTACTCCTCATCATTCTCATCATTCCTATATATCTCCATTGGAATCATGGCAGGTGCTACCACTCTATACTTTAGCTCATCTGAAAAAAACAATTTCTTATGTTCATCAAATGCTAGACCTTTGGTAATAATGGCAGGAGTTGAGGTGAAAGCTATTTGCTCAATCCCTAACTCTTCACCATCTGAATACTCAGGATCTATAGTAATTTTATAGATTGGTATATCTTTTGTCATAACTATATTATATTTTTTTTATATTTGTTCAAAAATTAAAACTATGATAGAATTATTCGGCAAAGAAATCCCATCTAAGATGGAGGAGCTAACACTAGAGCAGTTCCAAAAGATATCTGCTATCCATAACAGTGATGAGTATGATACCCTAGAGAAACATTGCAAAGTCTTTGAGTACTTAGGTATAACTGAGGAGGAGATGGATGTAGACTTTGAGCTGTTCTTAGAGAATGTTAAGTTGTTTAATAAAGATAACTATACTAAGAAAGATGCTGTTGAAGAGATAGAAATAGATGGCTATACTTATAGAGCTGAGATGAAGCTATCAGTAAAAGATTCTAGGATTGTTGAAAAGATTGTTAAGAAAGATAATAAAGAATATATCTCTGAAATAATGGCTCTAATGTTCAAACGAACTGACCTATCTAATGCTGAGCATTATGATTCTGCACATCTAAAACACAAAGCTAAACTATTTAGTAAGCTCAAAGCAGATATAGCTATCCCTTACCTTACCTTTGTAACCTACAAAATAACAAACCATGCAGAATCTCAAGTTACCAAAGCATTGGAATCAGATATCAGTGAGTCAGTTCCTGGAGATCAGGAGTCTGAGCAGTGAGGATGGAATGTTTAACTATCAGATTGATGTACTTTCTGCTTTAACTGATAGCAATATCTCTGAATTTGAGGAGCTAGATATAGATGAGCTAAGTGAATTGACTAAGCAGATTAAATGGATACAGGCTGATCCATCTAGAAGGTATAAGAATAAGCTAGATAAGTATGTACTCAAGCCATTCAGTAAGCTATCACTAGGGGAATTTATAGACCTAGAGCATTACTTCTCTAATAACTACTTAGAACACTTCTGCCACATCTTAGCATTACTGTACCGGAGAACATCTAAGAACGTTTATGGTGATGATATCATTGAGCCTTATGAGTATAGTCCTAGAGATAGATTAGATTGGTATTTAGACTATCCTATTACTGATGTTTATGGATTGATACCTGAGTATATTAAATTTAGGGAGAACTTTACTAATACCTATACTAATTTACTAGTAGATGTAGTGACTGATGATGAGGTGCTAGATGATGCTGATGAGATCAAGGAGCAAAAGAAAGAACAGGAGAAGCAGAAATTTGCTTGGGAATCCACTATCATGGCTCTATGCAATGATGACCTAAGCAAGTTCAATGATATCCTAAATATGCCTGTAGTATTAGTCTTTAATATCTTAGGAATGAAAAAGACTTTAGACAGTTAATGGATAGTTAGGAGTAAATCCTGCAGGAGGATCTAATGCATAGAATGTATATGTAAGTCTCTGATCACTTTCTAATATTTCAGCTACCTCTAAGATAGGATAGTTCTGAGATATCCATTCTACATATTGACTATAGATTTCATTAGTAATACCTGCAGCTGCTAATTCTCTTGTGAAAGTATTTACATAATCTCTAGGAGTAATTACTCCACCATTCCATAAGAAAGCACCGTTATTCAAAAAGATAAAGTAATACATGGCTACTATCTCAATCTCTAAGCTACCGAATCCTGTAACCTTAGCATTTATTCTGATAGATTCTACTAGTGTACCATTGTTTTGTACAATATCATTCCTTAAGATTCTTTTTAAGATGTTAGCCATTCTCCTACGAGTAGGATACTTTACATTAAACTCACCTGTCTTCTTATATGCCATAACTATATTATATTAATTAAGAAAATTGTTCAGGAATTTGGCAATTGGTCCATGACTTAATCACTACTGAAAGATTCATCTGCCACCCTGCAGCATAATCTAATAGGTCATTATTCAATGGTATGAATGTAGGCTGTCCATCTATATCAAAGTCATAGTCATCTGAGAATGTAAACTCTAGGTATAAATCCTGGAGTATCTGCTGAGTATCCGATAAGATAGTTGTGATGTTAGCTCTATCCATCTGTATAATATCAAAGCAATATATCTCTAAATTAAAGATAGTGACATTCTCATAGGGAGTAACTCCTGTAGGTACTACATAGACTAATGGATACTTCTCATCCTTAGTAGCAAAGTTCACCATTTGTTCTTTAAAGTCTGATCCTACTTTCTTTACTTGTAGGTGATTGTCATAGAATGCAATAATCTTATCTACGATGGATTGATAGCTTATCATAATACTGAATTATTTTGTATGTTATTAATATGATTCTGTGATGATGTTATCTCAGTCTCAGATACTATAGCTGTTACTGTTATGTTATTTGTGCTACCTCCTGCATTCACTTGACTACCTGTGTTGGCTTGCCCAAATAGTTGAGGTGCAGCTGCTGGTGCTACTGCTGTAGTGGATGTTAAGCTAGAATCAGGTGAGTCAGGAGTTGAGCCACCTCCACTAAAAGATGCAGCTGTTATTTTACCTATAGCCATTGCAGATGTTATAGCAGCTCCTGCCATTGCAGCCACCATTGCAAAGCCTCCATCAAATTTAGGATATTGTGCTAAGATAGATACTTGAGCTTGAGCAGCATTAATAATAGCAGCAGCTAATTGTGCTTTCTTATTTTGTTCAAATTGTTTCTTAAGTAATACTTCCTCTTCTTTACTGCCTTTCTTTACCTTTTTTAATTGAGCAGTTATATTAGTATCTGCCATAAATGCTATAGCTTCTCCTACACTCTGAGTTAATTTAAAGCCTGCCTCAATGTTTTTCATTTTCTCAGCATGAGCTGCATCATCTATAACTTTCTGCTTATCTGCCTCAGTTTTCTTTAATGCTGTAGTATCCTCCTCATATTTTTTCTTAAGATTAAATAAAGCTAGTTCATTATCTGCAAATTTAATTTTATCAGCTTCATACTTATCATACAATTTCTGCTCTTCAGTATCAGTCAATGCAGCAAGTTCAGCATTATAAGCATCTATCTTAGCTATATTAGCTGCATGAGATGATGCCATATTAGCTGCAGTTTTAGCATCATCTTCTACTTTTTTAGCAGCAGCTTCATCTGCATACTTTTTATTAATAGCTTTTGTCTGAATCTCCTGAGCTTCTACTAATGCAGTAATATCATTCTTATGTTTAGTAGCTTCATCTATTTTTTTCTTATAGGCTGCTGCCAAATCATCAAGCTCTACTTGTTGAGCAGTCTTTTTAGAATCAGATACTACCTTAGCAGCTGCAGCAATATCAGCCTCTGAGGCTTTATCTGCTGCTATTCTTTTGTCTCTTGCTACCTTAGCTTTATCACTAGCCTCTTTCTCTTTTTTATCAGCATCATCAGACTCTTTTTTATCAGCAGTATTTTTAGCTACAGTCTTATCACTATAGCCCTGTTTTATTATCTCATTTTCTTTAGCTACTTGCTTTTTTAAATCTTCTATTTTCTTAAGATCAGCATCATCCCCTAATTTCTTCTGTGCATCTAGTGCCTCCTTAGCAGATTGTTTTCTTTTATTAGCCTCTTTTATTTTAGTATTGCTTAACTCCTCCTCTAGCTTAGTAGTATCTTCACCTGCTGCCTTAGCTTCAGCAATCTCTCTACCCAAATCTCCTGTAACTCTAGCAGTTCTAGCATCTGATGATGCCACTACTTTCTCATTAGCTGCTAAAGTTTTCTCTGCATTCTCTTCTGCTGCATATGCTGTAAGTCCTAACCAATCAGTCATGTCTTTGAATCCCTGAATCAGTGCATTGATGGGTGCCATTAGTGCCTTGATTACATCATCTAATACTCCAAAGGATTTTAGTACTAAAACTATAGCAGCAACAATAGCAGCTATTATAATAGGAATGTAGAATATAGGATTGATTAATATCTGAGCTCCTAGTTTTAGGAATGCTTTACCTAAAGTTCCTGCAGTCTCAGTCATTCCTTTGAGTGACTTACTGATATCATTCTTACTTAATCCACCCAAGGCTGTAGCAAAAGTCTTAGACTTCTCTGCGGCCTCTTCAAAGTCCAATGACATCAATGAGTCTTTAATACCTCCAATACCATTGCTTACCTGTTCAAATTTAGAGCCTGATGCAAATACAGCAACTGCATCATTAGCATCCTTTATCTTATCACTAAGTACACCTGCCTGTTGAGCAAGTGCAGCCATTTGTGCAGGATCAGTAGCACTAGCTATAGATCCTTTTAATTCTCTTAACTCAGCTTTCATCTGAGCTATGCCTTGTATCTTAAGTGGTATTACTACTTCATTCATATACTCTGATTTCTAGGGTGTTGTTAAATAAGTGGGTATCATGATAAGCTGCAGTAGGACTATGTAAGTTGGTAGTATTTATCTCAATAGTATCATTATCTCTTCTTTTTGCCATTACCATACTATTAGGCAATACTTGACTAAGCATTACATAAGTCTTATTTAAAGTAAAAGCTCCTGCTAATGTACCAAAATATATACCTACTGCTCCTCTAGTCCATATTATAGGTCCTATAGTATTCTCTAGCTCTATGACTGTAGGTGCTGAGGTGCTAGTCTGACTAATCAAAGCTATGTATTTAGTGTAGGTAGGTAGGATATCACTGACTGCTCTACCATTTAATGTCTGAGTGATGGTCATATTAGTAGTAGCTATGCCATCATTCTCTAGTTTTAGACCATTTCCTACTATTAAAGCATTAAGTCTATCTCCTATCACATTACCTGAGCCTAAGATAATAGAGTTATGATTGTCAGTAGTTACATTGGTCTTAGTATTATACCCTTGCATTATACTTACAATCTGCTCGCCATTACCTGGTCCTTTCTTTATTGCCATCTCTATCCGAAGTTAGGTAAATCTATTTCAGTCTCTAAGCTAATTAATTCTACTTTAGTAGGCACTAAGTCATTAGCGTTATAGTCTATAATTTTATTAATACTCCACCATGAATTGTCAATCCTTATCTTATCATTCAGCTCCATTAGTTGGATGTCTACCTCATTGAGTAGAAAGTATGCAGTCAATAGCTTACCGCCATTTATTTGTGCTACTGTTCTCCTCCAATAACTATTGTAAAGATTGTTATTAGTGTTTTGATTTACTTGATAGTAATAGTATTGACATTCTGCAAAGTTAATATCTGAGAGAGGATTAAATGGATCTCCTCTAAAATGTGAGATGTATGGATAAGCTCCACCTGTAGATGTTTGTGTATCATACCCTGAATTAATTATAACCTCTTGAGCAACTTTCTGCCTATTGTCATATAAGATTCTGATGTTAGTCTTAGGTGCTGCACCATTTAGTAATGGTAGGAATGCACCGAATGTTGTAGGCTGTACCGGTGTAGGTGAGAAGATAAGCTCTTTGACATCTATACCTTTCACATACTCATTATCAAAGGTTACCTCCACTTGTCCATATATCTCATTAGTAACACCTGTATAGACTGTATTAGGTGAGTCAGTATCTGCCTTATATGTTAGTCTGAGTTTCTTATTATTAAGCTCAGGGATAAAAATCATAGATTGCTCTTTGTCTTTCATCAGCTTATTAGTCCAATCTACAGCCTTACCTGAATCATAATACTCATCTCTACTGATTAGGATTAGATTGTTCTGATTATCAGGATCAGCAGTAGCATAAATATTATACATCATAAAGATGCTCTTAATAAAATCTGATTGCTTAATCTTCTCAGGTATAAAGTTGTTCATGGTAGTGATACCACTGTTCAATGGGATGTTATCTGATGGGCGGATGGTTAGGTCTATGGATGTGATGTCTAGGATAATGCTAGGAGCTGAGCCACTAAAATTACCTGCTGAATTTTGCCAAAAAGCTAGACCTGTTATAGTAGGATTAGTAAAAATTATAGTACCATTTGAATTAACTGTTGTAATATGTACCCCTGCTTGTACTATTTGTATATCATTTATATCTATCCCTGCTGCTCCTGGTCCATCTGTAGTAGCATTCAAAGTAAATACTTCAGTAAAGCTATAAGTACTGCTAAGGCTATTAGCAGGAAATGGGCTAGCTGATGGATAATTAACAATTAAACCACTAGATGATTGACAAATAGTATTTACAAAAGGTCCTACTTTAACTGCAAAAAATGGCACATAAGCTCTTTGGGTTGGAGTAGTGAGATGTAAATTTGATGCACTTACATTCTGTAGCTGTACAGTACCTGTTATAGTTGCAGTATATACATAAGATTCACCTGAGCCTGCACCTATCCATTGAGGAGTAGTGTATTCTCCTGTGCTAGTATTAAATAAGTTACTAGGATCTGATATCTCAGTCCATCCTGTATTTATTGGAGTATAAAATGATTCTTGAAATTGTTGTGCTGTATAAGTTTTAGTAAAATCAAATACTCCATCTGCCTCCACATAAACATCAGTCCAATCCACTATATTCTGATCACCATTGTATGGAATCAGTAGCTTATCAAAGTTCGCAGCTGCTAATCCATCCCAAGTATAACTATATCCTGCTGTAGCAAAGATTCTATCAAAGTAATTTTTAGCATAGATAGCAGGCTTAAACCAATTTAGCTGATACTGATTGTCTATATTAAATGGCATTACATACTTATACCCCTCTGTTACTCCATAGTCAAAAGTATCAATCACTACTTGAGCATCTACAAAATGATCTAAGTCTGAGAAATCTATATTATTCAAATACTTATTAGAGATGTCAGTAAAGAATGTACCTCTATCCTCTTTAATCAGTACCTCATACTCCACCATCTGCTCATAGGCTGATGTGAGCTGTGACTTCTTAATGTTAATGAGCTGAAGAGTTGCGTTAGTCATAACAGGGATACCATCCTGAATAACATCACAGCTAGTGAGCTGATTAATATTAAAAGTGCCAGCTTGAATGTTTACATCATAGTAATGATTCAACAGGTTATTGTTATTGTTATTGCCTACTAAAGTAATGGTCTTACTAAAGTTACCTGTTCTCTTAGATATATCTCTAATATCTCCAATGCTAAAGTTAAGAGGGAATGATGTACCCTCTTTAACATCTAGGTAGCCTGTGCTAAGTTGTATCCTAACCATTGATAGGAGTATTAAGTGCTAGCTTAATAGTTACTGAGTGCTTAATTAGATTCTTATTTCGCTGTCTAAAGTTCTCAAAAGATGTAGCATCTATAGTGCAAGCTCTTGATTCTATACCATTATTATAGAACACTTGAGGGGATGTTAGTAGCTCTTGGAATCTATCAGCATCGTATTGGTCCATCCAATTAGTATTCAATTCTAAGGTATTAGATACATTAGTGTTTAGTGTTCTGTTGCCTATAGCAGTTGAGCTATACAACCATTCGCCATCTACCACCTGACCATCTACATGCTGATTATACATCTCTCTAGTTATCTGCCCTTTCTCATAGGTCTTTAGTTGAAATGCAAAGGATTGGAATGATCCCATTCTATCTAGGTAGTAAAGATAATCTTCATTGATAACACATCTATTATCATATTTAAAGTAGTACCGAATTTCTGCAGAACCACCCTTTATAGATACATAAAAGTTTTGAGTGATAGGAGTTTCAGATGGTACATCTGTAGTCACAAAGAAATTATATAATCCATCAGTAGTACCTGGTGCTACAGTAGATGATGTTAATTGATTATCATCCCAATCAAAATAAGTAACATCATAAGTATCTACACTATATGTTCTAACCATTAAAAAATATAATTGACCTGTGGCAATAGATGCTGCACTAGCTTGAGTATTGCCAACCAATGATGTCAAAGCATTACTAGGAGTAAGTGTAGTATT